ACTATGTCAAGGATGCTATTTTGAAAATTGGGGGAAAGTATCCTGCCGTGTTAATTATGGAACAGTAGGGAACTGTAGTGGAAGATATAGACCGGATAAAAAATCTGTTATATTCAAAAAAGTAGAGGAATGAAAGAGCTAGAGATGCATTTCTCCGGTGAAGGAGAGGTAAGAGGCTATGATTTTGAGCAGATTGCGAAGTCTCCTTACGCTTATATTTATAAAAAGACGCATATAGAGAGTGGTACGGTGAGTTATGAGGTGTTCAGACGTAAGGAGAATACTCAGTTTGATTGCATAAGTTATCCGAAGAGCAAGAGTTTCGGTATTTGGGCATATGAATCAAATACTGAGGAACAGGCAATGATTCGTTTTAATGAATTTAATAAAAAGGGCATGAGTCTTTGTTGATTCGGATATTTTTTATACATTTGCATAAAGTTTATTTTTTTCATGAAGATAACAGTTAAATGAGTGAACAAAGGCATTTTGGTATATCCACTCCTACGTCTGATGATGACCATATCACCATCATGTTCAAATGAAGTAGAAGAAACTTTTGCGTGGGTTCTTCTACTTTTTCGTGTGCAAAAAAAATCGCAAAATATCTATTTTGTTTTTGTATAATCAAAAAAGTTCTTATTTTTGCGCCATTAGTTATTCAAAGAAGCGATTAGATGGAAAGACCGTTGTGATAGCGATTCTATTACATCACCTTACAACAACTTGTTTTATACCCCAAGTAGAGCAGTCACCGCCAAGACTGCTCTACTTTTTGTATATTGAATAATATTCTTATATTTGCATTGAAATTATCTGTTTATTTCATATATTTTTTGTTTTAAACGGGTGCTGTTGTGAAATAGTGCTCGTTTTTTGCTATATTTGTGGCGTAATGTGTAGAAAACATTGATATTTATGGGAGTCCAGTAGTTTAGTATGCACTGGATTCCTATTTTTTTGTTAAAAAGAGAAATACCTATTGTATATTCGAAAGTATGTTTTATATTTGTGGTGCGTTTAGGCGATATTTCATACTGTGTTGTTTTGTCTATATATTGCTATTAAAATTTCAAACTGATTCTAAGGCGTTAGATGACATTTTTTAGTTTTTTTTATTTGTGGCTTGTGTTTAGTTTTAGTAATTGGCTGGCTTAGACGCATACAAGGATTTGGTCATAATTACGGGAGAGGGTACTGCTAGTGATAGTAGTACTCTCTTTTTATGTGTATATGTTAAAGTATAGTTAATTACCACTTGTGTATTAGGAATACCGAATTTATTAATTACTTTTGTTCCATGTTTAACTAATAAATAAAAAGATATGAATAAAAATGAAGAGGCTTATGCTTATGCAGATCACAAGACTTTTTTCAGGATGAAAACCTTGAAAGAAATAGATGATGACGATTATGCTAAAAGATTTAATGATGCAAAGGAGGATTTTTTAGCAGGATATGCTTGTTGCTTTTCAGCCGCAGAAAGAGCATTTCAACTTTTTGTAGAAGGATATGCTCTACAATCCGGAGAAAAAAACTTTATGAGAATTCAGATGAATATCTAAAAACATTTTCAGAAATAATAAATACATAAGCTATATATTAATATGACGGTACAAGAATTAATAGACATTTTATCTCAAATAGAAGATAAAAGTAAACCTGTGAAAATAGACATTTTTGACGATGAGGTGAAAGATGTCATAGAGTGTGAAGATCGTGTTGAACTTTATGATTACTAAAAAAGAAAAAAATGAAAAAATACAGAATAAATATATATGGTTTGCTAGATCATATATTTGACGTACAGGTTAAAAAATGGTACGGATGGGTAACGATAAAGAGTTTTCATGCAGATATAAGCATGAATGGTATGATAATTGAAAATATCCTATATTGTAAAATGCAAGCAAAAGAGCTTTTAGAGAAATTGGAGGAGGACTAACTATGGGATTTACAACAGCAGCGTTTATTAGACGAAATACACCGGAGCTTAGGAAGAGGTTGGAAGCTTTTATTGATTGCGGAACTAATGAGGCTTTGTTCCTTGCAATAGCCGCATTGAGGGATGACACTGACAAGAACCAATGGTTTACTGATGGGAACTTATGGTTTAAATGTGGGGATGAAATGTGCGATGAAACTATTAAGTATTATCTTAATAGATATAACAGAGAAATTCACAAGGCTTTCGTAGAAGAGCTAATAGAACACTTTAAAGAAAAGGAGGCGAGTCATGGATAGCGTACAGACACAAACCTTTTCTATCAAGGGAAATGATGATGCTGTGGCATATATTGATTTTTGTGATGGAGATTTGTGTGTCTCTGTTGTGGTAGAGGGCAAGCAGGCAGACTTTCACTTTGAGCCTGTTACTTTGAAGATGTTTGCCTATGCTTATAAGTTGCATTGTGAAGAACTAAAGAAAGGAAAATAGCAATGACTGAAGAAGAAATGCGGAATATAATCAAGGAGCAGTTGAAACAACTAAGTAAAGAAGAGTTGATTGATACTCTTACTGATATTCGTATGGCAAATCCTATATTTAGAATTGCAAACGCTTTGAGTTGTTTACAGTGTACAAATATGAAAGATTCTATAGATGGCATACAACGAGTAAATGAGAGTTTTGATCCATTTCAGCAAATATTAGGAAAAGAAGAATAATTATGAAAATAGATACAGAGTTTAATGTAGGCGATAATGTTTGCTATCTAAGTGGAGACAATATCTGTTATTCCACTGTAAGCAAAATAACTATTGAAATATC